CATTAGTTTGTGTTGTAAATTCTACTTCGTGGGACACTAATCCCTCTCATATCGACAAATTTTTCAGTTGGCAATTGAGCCACGTCTGTCCATTCAGATTCTGGAATTCGATATGGTTGACCTCTGACACCAGCATAAACATATTTATGCAGAGTTCGACGAGGCACAGCAATCGCACCCTGAGCAGAGTTATTTAGTAAGCTCATCGCAAGTTCTTCTCTTTGAGTCAAACGAAGGTAGTGAAGATTGCAACCAAGAAACCCACCTGTTTGATATTCAATCACATATGATAGTGGATACATGTCATAATATGGTTGTTTTGTTTGTGCTTGGTATGTAAAAAAATATAGTTGGCCAGGAGCAAATCCACCTGTATCTGCAGCATCATCATCAAAGTTTGTTGATCCAAGTTCTTGTATTAATTGTTGACGAAAGAATTCTTCATTGACTTGACCACCAACTTTATCTAATATGTTTTGTAGAATACTCATCTGATTCCTAATTCTTTCTCAGTCATGATTTTAAACTCTAATTTACGGTCTGCACAAAACTCTTTCGCTGCCTTCCACTTTGCTTGATTCTTAACATAGGTCATTGATTCATTTATCAGAGTTTTTCTTGATTTACCCTTTGTTATCTTTGGTTCAAGTGTTTCTCTCATTGGTTTCACTTCAATCACTGATCTACGAATATTATTATCTTTGTCTTTATATTTAATGAAAAAATCAGGAAAATATCTACGAACACGATTAGTTGTCGGATCTAAATAGGGAATCCAAAATTCCTCAGACGCCCATTCGATGATATTTTCATTCAAATCACAGTAATTCATGAATTTTCGCTCCCAAAGAGAGCGATAAATAATATTAGATTGATCACCCTTGTACTTTCGAGGGTTAGAAGGCCTATATATTCCCTTATAACTCATATATAATAATAACAACACAAATATATTTATCGTGTCAAATAAACATTCAGTTTCTAAGAGTATATTTCCCAGACCAGATCAAATAATAGCTGGATCAAAAGGAGGTATGAATGAGATTAGAGAAACTGTGCAAAGAGTTTCTCTTGATACTCTATATCAAGTAACTTTCTCTTTTGGTAGATTTCAAAATTGGTTGGATGAACTTGGAAGTAGAGATGAAAATAAAAGAACTCAAGGTCGTGGATTTAAAGAAAAGTTATCACTAATGTGTACTGAGGCAGAAATACCAGGCACAAGTTTTCAAACAAGTCTTGCTGTAGGACATCATCAAGGTATTCAAGAGGAATTTCCAAACCTTAGAACTTTCCCACCACTTAACTTAGTATTCTATGTTGATGCCGATCATGTAGTTCTTGAAATTTTAGAATCATGGATGACATATATTAATCCTTTAAATACAGCTAAGAGAGATCCAAATGCTTATGGTCGTTTTAATTATCCAGAAACTTATAAAGAGATATTACATATAACAAAATTTGAAAATGATTTTTTAGTTGACCAAATAGATGAAGAGAGAATAATCAACACTGATGACGCAGCTACTTTTCATGAAAAAATTAAAATAAGAAAATCAACAACTAAACTTCTGACTTATGAATTTATTAATGTTTGGCCTACTAATATGACATCAATGAGGGTTGCCTATGGTAACTCAAATGTGTTAAAATGTAGTGTGCAACTTGCTTATGATAGATACTTCACGGATTATAATTATGATCAAGTACATGGTGTTGTACTTGACGATGGAACAGGAGACGATCCAGTTCCTACAACCGTACAAATAGGGACAAATCTTCCATCAGATCCAACAGGATATAGAGTTACTAAAGAAGAAGCTCGCCAAATAAGATCAAATCTTCCAAATTACAATCGTCGATAATTTTCTAAATTATTATGCCATTACCAACAATTACGACTCCGACATATGAGTTGAGTTTACCTTCCTCTGGTAAAAAAGTTAAATATAGACCATTTTTAGTGAAAGAGGAAAAAATATTAATTATTGCTCTTGAAACAAAAGATCAAAATGATATTACTAATGCAGTTAAAGACGTTTTAAAAAAATGTATTTTAACTAGAGGAATAAAGGTTGATAGTCTACCTACATTTGATATTGAGTATATATTTTTAAATATTCGTGCTAAATCAATTGGAGAAGATATCAAACTTACAGTCACTTGTCCAGATGATAGAAAAACTGAGGTTCCTGTAACGGTTTATGTTGATGAGATAGAGGTTGTCAGACCAGAAGGTCATACACAAGATATTGTTCTTGATAAAAATATGACACTTCGTATGAAATATCCATCTTTGAATCAGTTTATTGAAAATAATTTTGATACAGAAGATGATCCAGATACTTTTGTTGATAAAACTTTTAAATTAGTCGCAGATTGTATGGATACAGTTTATACTAAGGAGGAAGCATGGGATTCAAAAGATTATACATCTAATGAAAGGAAACAATTTATAGAACAACTGAATTCAAAACAATATAAAGAAGTAGAAAGATTTTTTGCAACGATGCCTAAATTATCTCATACAATTGAGGTAATAAATCCAAATACGAAAAAGAAAAGTAATATCGTTTTGGAGGGCCTAGCCGATTTTTTCGGTTAAGTATTGCAAGAGAGAATCTTGAATCGTATTATCGTATTAATTTCGCTCTCATGCAATACCATAAATATAGCTTAACAGAGTTAGAAAACATGTTGCCTTGGGAAAGAGACATTTATTTGGCTCTTCTAAAAGATTATATTGAAAATGAAAATTTAAAGAGACAACAACAAGAAGGCGCTCAAAATTATGGATGAGGAATTAGAACAATCTAATCAAAAAATTAACGTTGATAGTTTTTTTCAATCACTTCAACCAGTTAATGAGTTGGCTCAGGCTGCGATGGCACAGTCGGAGGTTACATTTTCTCTTGCTCAACAAAACAGTCAATTAATTCAAGCAGTTCAATCCTCTCTCATAGATGTTCAATCAGGCGTAAGTGAAATAACAAATTATATCATAGTTCAACAGAAACAAAAAACAAAACAATTAGATAAGTTAGCAGATGATATTGTTGCTCAGCAAGATAAACAACAAAAAGGTGGTAAATCAAAAGCTGATCAACTAAAAGATGATCTTCCTTTTGCAGAAGATAAAAAAAAGACTGGTAAGTCTAATTTAGTAAAGAGTCTAGGTGATATAGCTAATCAAGCTGTATCTGGTGCTAATAGTCAATTAGGATCTCTTGCTGCTTTGGGTCTTCTTGGTGCTGGATCTAAATTATTTAAAGAAAAGAAAAAATATAATCTTGGTGGTCAAGTTTCAGGCTCAGGAGATGCAGATACTGTTCCTGCCATGTTGACGCCTGGCGAGTTTGTTATATCAAAAGATGCAGTAAATCAAGTTGGTGTTGATGCTTTAAAAAATATTAATGCTGCGGCTGGTTCGACAAGTGAACCCACTTCATCTTTTGAACTTTCCATAGGAAGAGAGGATCCTAGAGACTTTAAATCAAATGTAATAACAGAATCATTTTTTGATACTGGTAAAGGCCGTTCCTCAGATTCATATGAAATAAAGGGTTCTGATGGTACAACTATTTTTAGTCATAAGACAGATATGGTTGGTAGTTCTATAAGTGAATCTTATTATGATCATTATAGTGATACAGAAACATATGATGATGGTACTGATAAAACTACAGAAACTCTTACTGAGACTGAAACGTTGACATCAAAAAGTGTAGATATTGGAGTTCCTGATTTAATAGAACATAAAGATCAACTTCTTGGTGAAATACACAAAATTAAAGGATTTGAAAATGTCACTATTGAAGATGTTCTACAGGGAAGAACAGGATTAGACGATGACACAATGTTTAATATTTTAGCAAATAGTGATGCATCATATGCCACAGCTGCAAAGAAGGATGCAGCTACAAAAATAGATTTAGAATCAAGAGGCATTGATATAACGAAAGGTTTTAGTACTTATGGAAAAGACGGTGGAATGGATGAAACTTCAAAATCCTTAGAAGGAACTGTGGGATATAGATCGGGACAGATAAATCCAACCTCTCTCTTTAGTAGTTTTTCAAACTTTAAATCCAATACTAAAAAGGAGTATGAAGTAAAAGGATACAATCAGGGAGGTTTAGTTGAATCTGTTTCAAAACCTCAAGTCAAATCAAATGATCTAACTCCACCTGATGATGACATGGGAGTACAAATTTTGCCTCCAATATCACAAACTGTTGGTGGATCTGATAATCAATCTACATCACCACCTTTTACAGCATCTTCAATTGAATCTGAGTCTATAGGCGAAACTGTTAGTTCAGTTAACTTTATTGATGTTATTTCAAATCCATATCTATCTCTAGCTTAAAATGAAAATAACATCTAAAAATTTATTTAAACAACTTTTAGACAAAGACAAATCTTTGGATGAAAGAGAGAGAATGTTAAATCGCAAATCTATGAAATTATCCGCAAATAAACTCATGGAACAACCAAAGTCAGAGGCGGTTAATGCTAAAGAATTCTTTAAGATGGGATTCATATATGGAATTCAAGTTTCTAGATACTCTGCAAATCAAAATAATGAAAGAAGAGATGGCCCTAAAGGATTTAATAGATTAATATCTGGAGTTGCTGATTATTTTACCGCTGATCTTTTTGATTTTGATAAAAGAGGTGGTTTAATTGGTGGTTTATGGGGAGGTAATCGAAGAGTAGAGGGTGGCCCAGTGGTAAAAGGTGAAACATACCTTGTTGGTGAAAAGGGGCCCGAATATGTTACACCAACCGAAAATGCATATGTAAGTCCAAACGAAGTTGTTGCTAATGTTCCACCCAACTTAAATAAAAGTAGTGTAAGGACTTTAATTCAACCTATGGTTAAGACGCAGATTGTAACAAAAAAAGTGGTTCAACCCATTCCAGTGGCTTCTAAGTCAACAACTATAAAAACTATGACAGTTGATAAATTACCATCATCAATCGCTAAAATGATATCATAATGGAAAATAAATATTTTATTAAAGAATGTACTTTAATCCCAACTGAGGGATCATCTCTATCTGAACCTTTTGAGATATCGGGAGGTAATCCCACGATCACTTATTTTGAGAGTGTAAAAAGTCCATCAATATCAATGACAATTACTTTTTTTGATGTTGATCAATTAATTAGTCGTGAGGGTATAACTGGTGGCGAATATGTTGCGTTAAGAGTGACAACTGGAAATGAGAGTCAAAAAGATTTTGAAATAGATCCTGACAAACATTTTATGATATTAAATTCTGTTAAAGATGTAAAGACTAGTGGTAATTCACAATTAGCAACTTTAGAATTTATTTCAGTTGAATCAATGATTAATGAAACATCAAGGTTAAATCAAAGATTTACTGGAAATATTTCTGATATTGTTCTTAGAATACTAAAGGATGACAGAAAAGGTGTTCAGACTTCCAAGAATATTGAGGGAATTAACGATGATAGAGCTACCAATTCATATACCTTTGTGGGTAATTTAAAAAGACCATTTGATACAATTCAGTGGTTATGTCCTAAAGCACAATCAGGAAATAAAAATTTTGGTTTTTTATTTTTTGAGACGTTAGATGGATATGTATTTCGATCAATTGAAAAATTATTAGAGGAAAATGCGATTGTTTATAGAAAACCAGAAATTCCTACGGAGGATGATTTTAGAATTGCTGAAAATAATTTAAATCAAACTAATGATATTGGAATTAACTTAAGAATGGGAATGTATGCAAATAAGACTATATACGTTGATATTGAAAATCAAGTGACCAAAATAGTTGATTATAAAATATCTGAAATGGATTTAAAGAAACCACCTGTATTACCAAATGGATTAGAAGATTTTCCAACAAGGTTAATGTTGAGGGTAACAGATCCTGGCGCCATGCAAGTTGGTGCTACGAAGGATGACACACAACCAGAATCAGAGCTTGCCGTTTATCAAAATAAGTCTTATGCTAGGAATAATTTACTATTCTCTCAATCTTTGAGTATCGTTATTCCTTTTAATCCTGACTTAAGAGCTGGTTACATGATTGATGTCAAATTACCTCTTAGAAAAAGTGAAGATGAAAAATCCACAACTTATGGTACGGATAAAGATAATGATATTAGTGGAAAATATATGATATCTGAATTAAAACATACATTATCAAATTTAGAGGGTAGTAAGGCCACAACTCGATTAACTTTAATTCGTGATGTGTTCACCGCTTAAATAAAAGAAACAGGAGAATCAAATGAAATCAATCGAAGATCATATCGAAAAGGATAAACAAATCCTTGACGATCCACAAGCAAACCCTGCAGCACGCAGACATGCAAAAGAAGAATTGCATGATCTAGAAGAGTATGCAGAACATCATAAAGATGAGATTAAGGCAGGAGATCACCACGATCCGAATGCTCTAGAAATATTCTGTGACTTACATCCAGACGAACCAGAATGTCTAGTATATGACGACTAATTAAATGTATCAACCAGCAACTAATTTTTGGGGAAAAGATCCGATGAGATGGTGGATTGGTCAAGTGACCGATCCAGATAAAGGGAAGTGGAAAGATTCTTTAGAGGTGACTAGAGCTAAGGACAAAAAAGATATCTATCAATTTAGATGTCGTGTCCGTATTGTTGGTTATCATGGAAATGACACTGATTTAAAAGATGAAGAGTTACCTCTAGCACATGTTCTTCTACCATCAAACGTCTCAACGACTGGTGGCCAAGGAGAAACAATGCAATATCAAGGTGGAGAAGTTGTAGTTGGATTCTTCATGGATGGTGATGACGCACAACAACCTGTAATTTTTGGAACTTTATACAAACAAAACTTTATTGAAGATGGAATAAAAAAATCTGAATTTTACTCAACTGGACAAACTGATTTTATACCTTTCACTTCACCAAAAGCTGATCTTGGTAAACATAAGGCTCATGCAGACATGACCCCTAATTCGCCTGGCCCAAAAATTGTGATGTCTGATAAT